ACCAGCACCAAAACGAGTTACGACTGTTTTCGCGGTCAGGGTTTACAGGAACCGCTACAGACAATCACAAAAAAACACGGTTATGCCGTGGCAGTCCCTCATCTTACAAAATTCCGTACCGGCGCTACGGGGCAAAATGTCACCGACCCCGCGCCCACCATCACCGCAGGTACATCGACGCGACCGGGTGGAAACGGCCATGCCCTGGGTATTGTTGAGGCCGCATTAACACCTTTTCTTGCTGGAAATGGTGGCAGCGAGTACCAGGCAAAACCGAGACCACTGGATAAACCCGCGCATACCATTCTGAAGCAGTCCCGCGCCTGCCTGGTCGCCCCGGTCATTACCCGCCAGTTCGGGGCCAGTATCGGTCATCGGGCAGACGAACCGGGCGCCACTGTCACCGCTGGCGGTGGCGGGAAAAGCCAGTTAACGACCGCCACGCTTATTCAGATGGGCTATGGAGAACGTCCCGGCCAACAGCCTCGCGTACTCCAGCTCGGAAAACCACTCGGCACGGTTACAGCAGGCGGTAATAAGTTTGCGATCACAACGGCGTTTCTGGCGAAACATTATGGCGGGAATTACACGGGGCCGGGTGTAGGGCTGGATGAGCCAGCACACTCAGTAACAACGGTCGATCACCACGCGGCTGTCGCTGCACACCTTGTTGTCAATAACACAGGGCATGCTGGTGGCGCTGCTGATTCACCTGCTCACACAGTCACAACAGGAAACCATCATGCTGTAGTCGCATCCCACCTGGTCAAATTGCGTGGAACCTGTCGTGATGGTCAGCGTACTGACGAGCCGGCACCGACAATTACAGCCGGGGGACTGCATGTTGGCGAGGTTCAGACCACGCTGGCGGTGGATGAATATGACGAACAGCGCGCACAACTGGTACTGGCATTCCTGCGGAAGTATTGCGGCGAAGACTGCACAGGGCTGGTCACTATCGGCGGCGTGGTTTACCGCATCGTTGATATCGGAATGCGGATGCTGCAACCGCGCGAACTCTACCGTGCTCAGGGATTCCCGGACTGGTACGTCATTGAGCACGACTTTCGCGGCGTGAAATATGCGAAGGACAAGCAAGTAGCGCGCTGCGGTAATGCCGTTCCGCCGCAGTTTGCTGAGGCGCTGGTGCGCGCGAATCTGCCGGAATTGTGTGTACAGAAAAGCGAAGAAGCCGCGTGAAAAAATTGACTATGCACGCTGGTGGACCACGCACGCCATCACCGGAAGAGCAGCAGCAATTTTTCGACGATGTAAAGCATACCTTCGAAAGCCTGCCGCGTTTCATTGCGAAAAAATTCAACGACAGGGTAAGCAGCGCTTATCGACTCAAAGGTTTCGCAGGCGCTCAGGCAAAATTTAGCGACACTATCCGTCATGATCTGCGGCTGGTGGAGTTGACTAACCAGATTTATACCATCGCGCCAGGCGAGTTACCGGGGTATCTGTTCGGCGGTCTGGCATCAGATGACGCTTACGGCGCAGTCCGATCGATGACATTCCGGTTTAATGCGCTGGTGGACGGTGATGAAAGCGACGCCGCGTTGCTGGCGCAGGATCTGGCTGAATTTCTTTGTGACGAGGTGGAACATCTTAACCGCACGCTGCGTGACGAAAGTGCGCAGGAACTGCTGGGCGTGCTCTACAGCATGGCGGCGGGCGTCACGGAACATTTCAAAGCCGATCCCCCCGACTGGAACCGCTTCACGGGTAAAAAACTCTCGCCGGAACAACTAAAAATCGCCATCAGCAAAATGATTAGCGTGCGGTTCTGGTCCCGCCACTTCCGCACCTTTACCCGCCGCTGGCGCGAACACCTCTATATTGCGGTTGGTGACGTTCGCCGTCAGCGAGGTGCCATCTGTTCGCCACAGTGGGTTCAGCACTGGCTGGCCAGCCGTAAGCGTGGTCGTGAAATCATGGCGGAAACCGATATCGAGGATGAAGAAACCGGCGAGGTAATGAGCCTGCTGGATGTGGTGAGTGGTAGCGTATCCGACGCAGAAAAGCGCCGCGCGGAAATGATGACGCGCGTGAAGGGGATGGAAGACTTATCCGGGATGGGTAGGGCTGCCAGTGAGCAGAACTATACCGGGTTATATTTCACATGGACGGCACCGTCACAGTACCACGCCTGGCTGGCAACCGGACGCCGGAACCGGAAGTGGAACGGCACCAGTCCGCGCGAAACTCAGCAGTATTTCACCCGCCTGTTCAAAAATTTCAGTACAGCCCTGTCACGGAAGGGGATACACCTCTTTGGCATTCGTATTTCCGAATCATGCCATGACGGTACACCGCCATCATCAAGGGCGTCTATCTGCAGGGGAGCAACAAAGCCCCGGTAGCGACACGTACCCGTAAGTGGAAAGTCAGAACACCCCGCCAGAACGCTAAAGCAGGCTCCCTGAGAATCAACAGGAAGCCCACTTTAACGCCCTGGACTTGTGTCAATAACTGCACTATGCGCAGAAAACAACCAGCAGATCACCCTCCAGATCTCCACCTGAAGATCCCGATCCAACTGGAACTGGATTTCGGGGAGATGAAAAAAGTGAGAGTGAGTGAAAGGTGAGTCCGGGCAAAAGCAGCGGAGAGATTTTTACAGCCTGGTTAATGAAAGTGCCGGTTTTACGGTGTGCTGATTTTATATACAGTGTTGTTATAAAAGAGACACTGGCAGGATATAATAGTGAGGTGGTTATGAAGGGGATAGATTTTGGCCGGATGACGCCGGAGAAAATGGGGGAACTGATTGCAGCGGCTACCCGTCAGCTTGAAGTAATGAACGGGAGTGGATGCTCAAAAGACACCATGAAGAAAAACCTGTTACCGGCAATGCAGCGCATGAAGCAGGCCAGGCATGAGTTACAGATGGTGGTGGATCAGATGATTGATAAAACAGCAGACCTTGAAAAGCGCATGGAACAGATGGAAAAGGTACTGAGCGCGATATTCGATCAGGACGCCGGTAACGGGCAGTAAGCGGGGAAAGAAAAATGCGGGCCATACTGACAGCATTTCCACAAAACGGCGCCAGGGTAACACTGCTGAAATCCGGAAACCTGACCCACAGACTCCGCGACGGTCAGCGCATCATGATCTGCGATGTTCCCCGACAACTGGAGAACACACCAGCAGGCGAGATACCGGAATCAGGGCAATGGCTGGCGCAGGATGGGGCGTTACAGTCGTTTTTTTCTGACAGCCGGGTAATAAACGCTGCTGGTGGTCAGGAGGGACTGAAAACGTGGGTCAGTAGAATACCTGATTGCCAGTGTGAGAACGGGGATCATGTCGTGAACATAACGACAGCGCAGACACAGGACGGCGGCGCCGTGAGGTTGTGCCATGCCTGCGATAACGTTCACTACATGAAAGGCTACCGGGATCTGAGCGACGTCATTATCAGGAACCGCGCGGAGTGGATTGTGGATTACGCCCGCATGAGCCTGAGGCTGGGCAGGGATCACCAGATGACGTTGCCGGAGTTGTTTTGCTGGGCGGTATTGCACGGCGTGACCGACGCCATGCCCACGAACGTAATACGTCGTTTTGCCTCCCTGCCAGAAGATGAAGTGCTCACCGGCACTATGAAGGAAGCAGATATCAACCCCTGGCAACTCAGCGCCCGCCAGTTGGTGGAGAAAAAAGCCGGGGAGGGCATATCTGCTATACCCCCTGATATTCATATAGCATCAGGCGCAAAAAACCTTATTAAGGATTCGGGCCTTAATGGGACCGCTACAGAAAGGGTAAAACCCGTTCTGACGCTGAGCATAGACAGTGACCCGACTGCGGGCTATATGAGAAAGCCAAAAATGATCCGCCTGGAACTGCCGGAGTACACGCGGTGGGTGAAACGTCAGCCCTGTTGCGGATGTGGCAATGCTTCCGATGACCCGCACCACATTATTGATCATGGCTTTGGCGGAACCGGAACTAAAGCGTGTGATTTGCTGGTTATCCCGTTATGTAGGGTATGTCATGACATGCTGCACAAAAACGTAAAGGCATGGGAAGAGCAGAACGGCAGTCAGTTATTGTGGCTGGCGAGAACGCTGGCAAGAGCGACAGGCATTGGTGCAATAACCGCAGCGAGGGCGAAAGAATGATACCGCAGACAATCACCTGGGTAAGAAATAACGTCATTTTTGCGTTGAACTGCGGGGAGAAGCCGCAGCGGGGTCAACTGGCGGCATTTGAGGGGTTCGCCCGCGCAACCAGTAAACGCTATGGGCGTCACCGGGAACGCTCGCTGAAAATAGGCAACCGCTGGTACTGTCGGGACACCGATCCGGTTTACGTACTGGAGACCACCAGGAACAAAAAGCAGCCGGACATAATAACGCCGGAAGAGTTCAGCAGCGCATCATGGCGCCGCGCCATAAACAGCCTGGATGATTATGAAAAGGCGTGGATATTGTACTGCTACGGCGAACAACACACGTACATGAACCACATGCTGATTTGCGAGTACCTGTGGTTACAGATGCATGACCGACTCAGGGCAAGCCGGAAGCGCATTACTGACGACATGACGGGAAACCTGATTGCACTGGCGGGTATAATGACGTGGAACGCCGGGCAACTGATGAGCGGTAAGGAGAATGCGGAAATTTTTGCAGCAACGTATGCGGCACAGGAGATTGGGGTCAGTGCTCCGGCCTGGTCCAAGAGTTACAAAAAACACTGGAAGTTTATGTACGATAAATGTGCAGAACTGGATTATGCAGCCCTGGCGTCACTGATGAAAAAAATTTAAAAAAACGAAAAAATCGCCAGAAAAAAGAAAGGATTTGCTCAGGTTAACTTTTTGGGGTAAATTTGAGTCAAATTTGATAGTTTGCCAGTCGTGTAAACAGAGAGAAAACCCGCTAAAAAGCGGGTTTTTTTGTATCAGTTATTGAGTTCGTGGCGGGCAGCTTCGGCAAGGAAATGGCTACGGTCACGATAAGCCGGATTGCTTACAACGACATTATCAATACGTTTAATCAACGTGTCTGGTAATGAAATGTTGATGCGCTGAGGTTTTCCCTCAAATCCGGACAAGTCAACGTCAATAACAAACCAGGAATCGAAATCGGCATATTCAGGATTGGCAGCGTAGACGAAATGCCCGGCGTCCTGAATTTGTTCAACAGAAAAGTTTCCATTTTCAACCAGGCATTCAACGGTCAGCAAAATAGCTTCTTTTACCATTGGCGCGATCTGATCCTGCGTATCAGCGGCGGAGAGACAACCACACCCGAGAGCTGAAAACGCAGGAACGACCATACCATACGCGGTGTTTTCATCTTTTGGCGTTTCAACGCCCACTGAGAAAAACATATAACCTCCAGAGAGGGCGGGGATTAGATCCCCGCCAGTTTTTTAATGGACTTGACAGTGCCGAGAGGTAAATCCTTTTTGGGATGCGGAACCGGAAATGTTTTCCCGGTTATTGGCGACCACCATATCTGATGGCTTCCTCCGTTATGCCTTTTGAGTTCACATCCGGCAGCAGTCAGTTCCTTTATCAGGTCAGTAGATTTCATTTTTCCTCCTGGCCTGTAATTATAATACACACGTATACACACAAAATAAAGTGAAATGTGTGTATACGTGTGTAATAAATAAAAAATTGCAAAACGCTGGCTGCAAACAGTAGTTTTTTTTGCGTTGTGGTGAATCCAGCTATGCGCATGGGCGAAAGTGGTTACATCCCTTTCAGAAAGTGATGCTCGCGAGTCACGGCACGTAACCAGCCAAAGACTCACCGGGAGGCACCCGGCACCGCAACAACCAACATAAATCAAACCTGTAATCAAAGACTACTTCGGTAGCCTTTTCTGTATACGGCTGCCACGTAGCGGGGATTGGCTCCCGCAACCATTCGCAGGCTACGCTACGGCGTGGCCTTTTTCATATATAGGGCTCACCGGCGACGGGATCATAACCCAACCCGACCGGGCGAGGCGCTGTTGCAGCAGCCTCTCGCCAGAGTCCGCCCATATTTCATATTGAGGACAGAAAATGAAACTGAGCACAGGCGATATAAGATTTTCCGAATCTTACGCATCCACGACTGTTGAGGTTGAGACCGGAACATACCCATTCCTCTCTCCTTCAATATGTACGATGCGTGTTTCCGTTCCGCTGGTGGAAGGTAAGGCGCTGGAGCAGTACAAAGAAGAGTTACTGGCAAAAGCACGCGAACGAATCGCCAGTATGTATAAAGAGATTGTGTGTGATGGACAGGATGCTGAAAGTTTGTTGAATATGTTGGACGGTAAAATTAAACCGACAGAAATAAGTAAAAAATACTGTATGACATCAGTATGCCACATGTCGATCTGGAAAAGCGTATCGCCAGTATCGAGAAGCAACTGAGTGGTAGTCTGGACACTGGTGCGCTGAATGCGATTTATACTGTCGGTAAAAAAGCCGCTGAGGATTTAATGGGAAAGTCCGGTGATGAAGGACTTTGGGACATGGGATTCAGGATTGAAGATCGAGAGGGGGTGTTGGTGGTATGCGATGAGAATGGTGAGAGCGAACCAACCAGCGAACATCGCGACAAAATAATCGAAATGGCCACCAGGGTGCTGAGAAACGGTAACCGGAACATGTTAAAGCGTCTGGGACGCGCTATGGGACTGCTTCAGGTGGTTGCTGAGATTGAGGCGAATAATCAACTTCATGGGTCAGCACGCAGGGGAGATGTGTTGAGGGATTTTGATAACCCGCCCTTTAAGAAATTACCTGATAACTGGATTTCACCTGGGGTAAAGTATCTTGAAAGACGGGGTATATAAATATTACGGGCAGAAGATGATTTATCGGTATCTTCCTGATAACACCCTGAACAACCTTTCTTTTTGGGCGTAGGCGTAACTTTTATCCCACTGACAATCAAGGTAACTAAATTCCTCATCAATCCATTCATTAATTTCGTGTTTTAGGCGGCGAAGGGGGAGTGGAGTTAAGGTGCTGGTGACGATATTCAGTGTTTCGGATGTGATACGGCCATAAGGGTCTGACTGAATAGCTTTTGCTGCTGCATGCGTTTCGGGGAAAATATTGAGAAGTTCTGACTTAATTTTTTCATTCATAATCTGAAGAAAATCAGCGTACAGACGTTCTGTATCGTTCATTTTTATTTCCTCAACCAGAAGTAATCAGCCATCCCTCCGGTAATTAGTTGAACGCCAGTGTGCCAGCACTGACGGGCTGAAAGATCAGACTAATCAAGGCAGGGATTTTTCGGCAAGCCGCACAGCGCGGCTTTTTCTTTTTCCACTCACAGACTCACAGGACATCCGTTTTGAATCTCGAAAAACACACTACGTGGCTGGCCTACCTGTGGGCGTTTATTAGTGGCCTGTTTGCTCAATGGACGCTGAATGATTACGGCGCGTTGATTGGCATAATCCTCGGTATAGGAACGTTTCTGGTTAATCGCCACTACAAACAGCAATCAGCACAGGCGCAGAAAGACCAGGTGGCAGCAATGGAGAAGCGCAATCAGATACTGGAGCAGATCGCCAGCAGGCCGGACAGCTCACTGAAATCGCTGGTACTCACCGCAGAAGAACCGGAGGGTGACGATGGCGCTAAAGACGAAAGTTAAATACGGTCTTTCCGCTGCCATGCTGGCGCTAATTGCTGCCGGAGCCAGCGCGCCTGAATTGCTCGATCAATTTTTGCAGGAACGGGAAGGTAATACGCTGGTGGCCGTTCGTGATAACGGTGGCGTGTGGTCGATATGCCGTGGCGTGACCCGTATTGATGGTAAACCTGTTGTGAAAGGTCAGCGCATGACACAAAGCCAGTGTGACCACTATAACGCCATCGAGCGGGATAAAGCGCTGGCATGGGTGGAGAAAAACATTCATGTGCCGCTGACGGAGCCGCAGAAGGTCGGGATCGCGTCGTTCTGCCCGTATAACATCGGTCCCGGTAAATGTCTGCCCTCCACGTTCTACAGAAAGCTGAACGCCGGAGACCGTAAAGGCGCGTGTGCTGAAATCAGGCGATGGGTCTATGACGGCGGTAAGGATTGTCACAACCGGGCCAATCAGTGTTACGGGCAGGTGATACGCCGTGATCAGGAATCAGCGCTGACGTGCTGGGGGATAGATCAGTGAGCCGCATAATGACTGGCGCGATTGTTGCGCTGCTGATTGTAGTCGCGGCGTTGGCGTGGACAACGGACCACTACCACGGTAACGCGATCCGCTACAAAGACCAGCGCGACACCGCTACTCACAGCCTGAAGCTGGCGAACGCGACAATTACCGATATGCAGACCCGCCAGCGTGACGTTGCTGCCCTCGATGCTAAATACACAAAGGAGTTAGCTGATGCGAAAGCTGAGAATGATGCTTTGCGCGATGACGTTGCCGCTGGTCGCCGTCGCCTGCACGTCAACGCCACCTGTCCCGCAGTGCAGGCAGGTAAATCCACCACCGCCCCCGGCGTGGATAATGCAGCCCGCCCCAGACTGGCAGACTCCGCTCAACGGGATTATTTCACCCTCAGAGAGCGGGTGAAGACGATGCAAAAGCAACTGGAAGCGACGCAGCAGTACATCAGTGAGCAGTGCATGCAATAAAGATTGCGTGCGATTCGGACGGGTCCTTTCTGGCAATCCATGCCGTTACGGGGCGACGCGCTCGCGAGATTTCGCTCCTTATGAAAATTTTTGAGAAAAAAGCAGATCCGTTCTTCTTTTTGTTAATTTTTTGTTTTTATTTGGTTTTTTTTCAAAAAGAAAGGATCTGGTAATCCCCTGTTTTGGGTAAAAACGGTATTTTCAGATCCTTTCTTGTTTTTGTTTATTTTTTGACTGTTTTTTTTGAGGACGACATTTTGAAAGTGAACAAAAAGCAGTTAGCTGAGATTTTTGGTCGGGATGTCAGGACGATTACGACATGGCAGAGTCAGGGACTGCCGATGATATCCGGGGGCGGTAAAGGGGTGGAGGCGGTCTTTGACTCCGCAGAAGTTATCGACTGGTATACGGAGCGGGACGCCGCGATAGAAAATGAAAAGCTGCGTAAGGAAGTTGATGATTTACGGGCTGCCGCTGAATCCGATCTTGTGCCAGGAAGCATTGACTATGAGCGTTACCGGCTGACCAGGGCGCAGGCTGATGCGCAGGAACTGAAAAATGCAGAACGTAAATCAGAGGTTATGGATATTGAGCTGTTTACTTATATTTTGCAAAGAATTGCTCAGGAAATAGTAGGGATATTGTCGAGGCTGCCTCTTACATTGCAACGCAAGTACCCGGATTTAACCACTGAACACATTGATGCAATAAAAACGGAAATTGCAAAAGCATCGGACAAAGCGGCCACGATAGCAGATGTGGAGAAGTGGGTTGATGACTTCAGGAGAACGTCAGGCGAATAATGCTAACAGGGCTATAACAAATGGTCTGATCGCATTGCATATTCCTGTTCCACTTACAGCCGTGCAGTGGGCCGATGAGTATTACTATCTTCCAAAAGAGTCCTCCTACACACCAGGAAAATGGGAAACATTGCCGTTTCAGGTAGCAATAATGAATGCGATGGGTAATGACAGAATACGCGTCGTTAACCTGATTAAATCAGCCCGCGTGGGCTATACCAAAATGCTGCTTGGTGTGGAAGCCTATTTTATTGAGCATAAATCACGCAACAGCCTGCTTTTTCAGCCAACGGACTCGGCGGCAGAAGATTTCATGAAGTCACATGTGGAGCCGACCATTCGTGATGTTCCGGTGCTTCTGGAACTGGCCCCCTGGTTCGGTCGTAAACATCGCAATAACACACTAACCCTGAAACGCTTCTCTTCCGGTGTCGGGTTCTGGTGTCTCGGCGGTGCAGCAGCCAAAAACTACCGTGAAAAATCGGTGGATGTGTCCTGCTATGACGAGTTGTCATCTTTTGAGCCGGATGTGGAAAAAGAAGGTTCGCCAACCCTGCTGGGTGACAAGCGTATTGAGGGATCGGTATGGCCTAAATCCATTCGTGGTTCCACGCCTAAAGCCAAAGGAACCTGCCAGATTGACAAGGCGGCGAATGAGTCGGCGCACTTTATGCGGTTCCACGTACCCTGCCCGCACTGCGGCGAAGAGCAGTACCTGAAATTTGGTGATGACAGTACCGCGTTTGGCCTGAAATGGGAAAAGGGTAAGCCGGAGACGGTGTATTACCTTTGCGAACATAACGGATGCGTGATCCGCCAGTCAGAACTTGAGCAGAAAGAAGGTCGCTGGATTTGTGACAATACAGGCATGTGGACCCGCGACGGCCTGAACTTTTTCGGCAAAGATGGTGATGAAATACCGCCGCCACGTTCAATTTCATTTCACATCTGGACGGCATACAGCCCATTCACCACCTGGGTGCAGATTGTTTATGACTGGCTGGATGCGCTGAAAGATCCAAATGGCGTCAAGACTTTCATTAATACCACCCTGGGGGAGACGTACGAAGAGGCGGTAGCCGAAAAAATCGGTTATGAGGTCCTGCTTGAGAAAGTTATTCGTTATGGCGCGGTGGTGCCTGAGCGGGTGGTTTATCTGACGGCAGGTATTGACTCTCAGGCCAACCGCTTTGAAATGTATGTCTGGGGCTGGGCGCCTGGCGAAGAAGCATTCCTGATTGATAAAAAAATCATTATGGGGCGACCCGATCATGAAGAAACCCTGGCGCGTGTTGATGAGGCGATTAATAAAAAATATCTCCATGCGGACGGTACTGAAATGTCGATTGCCCGCGTCTGCTGGGATACCGGGGGTATTGATGCCGAAATAGTTTATAAACGCTCAAAAAAGCACGGCATATTCAGGGTATTACCCATTAAAGGTGCGTCGATATACGGAAAGCCCGTTATCAATATGCCCAAAAGCAGGAATCAACGCGGTGTATTTTTATGTGAAATCGGGACTGACACCGCCAAAGAGATGATTTACGCCAGACTTAAAGAGCCTCCCACCCCGCCCGACTCAGCCTCGCCTTACACTTTCCGTTTTCCTGATAATCCGGAGATTTTTTCGGAAGTGGAAGCGAAGCAACTGGTGGCTGAAGAGCTGGTGGAAAAGGTGGTCAACGGAAAGATAAAGCTGCAGTGGGACGCAAAGAAAAGGCGTAATGAAGCGCTGGACTGTCTGGTGTATGCCTATGCGGCGTACCGGGTAACCACCGGCAGTGGGAAAGAGGGCGATCCGGTTCGTCTGGTGACAACGGCGACGACCAGCGAAACGGAGTACGCCTTCCACGAACTGCCACTGGGTGACTACACGCTGACAGTCAGGGCAATAAACGGATTCGGGCAGCAGGGCGAACCGGCGTCCGTGGCATTCAGTATCCAGGCACCGGAAGCGCCATCCACGATTGAGATGACGCCGGGCTATTTTCAGATAACGGTGACGCCGTACCAGGCCATTTATGATGCCAGCGTGCAGTATGAATTCTGGTACTCCGCAACACAGCTGGCGACCGCAGCAGACATTCAGTCAAAAGCGCAGTATCTCGGCACGGGTTCATTCTGGATAAAGGACAACATCAGGCCGGGGCATGATGCGTGGTTTTACGTGCGCAGCGTGAACAGGGTTGGAAAGTCGGCATTTGCAGAGGCGAGCGGACAATGCAGCGATGACGCTGAAGGTTATCTGGCGTTTTTCGACGGAAAGATACAGCAGACTCAACTGGCTAAGGAATTGCTGGATAAAATGGATAACACTGCGCTGAAGCAGGATATAGCCGACATCAGCAAGACCGTCAGTGAGACAAAAAACGAAATCGAGCAGACGGTGAATAAAACGCTGGGTGACCAGTCCGCCACCATTTCGCAAATCCAGAAGGTACAGACCGATACCGACAATAATCTGAACGCGCTGTACATGCTGAAGGTACAGAAAACGAAAGACGGCGTGCCCTATGTCGCCGGGATTGGTGCCGGGATTGAGGATGTTGCAGGTCAGACGCTCAGTCAGATCCTGCTGGCAGCGAACCGCACGGCAATTATTGACCCGTCTGACGGTAATACGGTTCCGATGCTGGTGGCGCAGGGGGGACAGATATTCCTGAATGAAGCGCTGGTGAAATATCTCATTGCGCCGACCATCACCAGTGGCGGGAATCCTCCGGCATTTTCCCTGACACCGGACGGAAAGCTGACTGCGAAAAATGCGGATATCAGCGGGACTATTAACGCTAATTCCGGGACATTCAGTAATGTACATATTCTCGGTGACTGCCGGGTGGATGCCGTTCTGTCTGCAAATCAGATACGGGGTGATATTGCCAGAATTGTCGCCTGTAACCGGCGTTCTTCAGTGTACATCCCCGCAGAGGAGTTTGACCGCACCCTGGCGATACCGTCTGTCTGGGTAACGGCATCGGGATTTGCGGGCAACACTTTCCATGTGAATATCACGGTTACCGTCAATGTCGGTGGCACCGTGTACACGGGGGCAGCGTATGCCACCAACGTGAAGCCGGGCATCTTTGCATAATCCCGGCAAACATACCTGTTGCTGTCAGTTATCAGGCGAGCTGGAATGACTCGCAGGATGGCTCCGCGGTGGATAGTTCATCGCAGGCGCTGGTGTTTATCAATAAGGCGTAATAACCCACCGGAAGGTGTTTTTTATGGAGTAAATTACTATGCCGATAATCTCAGGCACCCTTAGTGATGGTGCAGGGCGGCCCGTATCTGACTGTACGATACGGCTACGGGCGCTGAACACGACCAGCGCCGTTATCACCACTGTCACGGCCAGTGTGGGGACCACAGTCGGGCAGTATCATATTGAGGTGCTCCCGGCACGTTATGACGTGACGCTGGACGTGACAGGGTATCCACCACAAAAGGTGGGAAGCATCGATGTTTATGCTGATTCTCCGGATGGTACGCTGAATGATTTTCTGATGGCAACAAAATCGGACTACCTGATGCCGGATGTTATGAAGCAGTTCAGTCTGATGTTGCAAAAAACGGAAGATTCCGCAGAACAGGCTCAGAAGGCGCTGAAACAGGCACAGGAAATCGCCAGAATGCCAGGACCCAAAGGCGACCCCGGGCCCGCCGGACCCAAAGGCGACCCCGGACAGGCAGGTACAACAGGTCCGCAAGGACCAGAAGGAGATACAGGTCCACAGGGCCCCAAAGGTGACATGGGCGACATGGGCCCACAGGGGCCAAAAGGCGATAAAGGCGATGCGGGTCCTCAGGGGGCAATTCCAGCCCCCGGTGACGTGAGGTCACTGGTTTTTGCCAGGACATACAGTGCGATGAGCTATGGCGACGAAACAGCAGGCGGGAATCTGAAACCCGCAGGGTACATGGGGTTAATAAATGGATTTGCGAGTCAGGATGATTATTCATTCGCAGGCATCTGGAAATGCCTGGGTTATGTAACCGATGTTGATTTTGATTATACACTTTTCCAGCGTGTCAGGTGAGGCGATAAATATGACGATTATCATTGATGCCCGTAACGGGCGCTACAACGAAAACGCCACCATAACGGCAGAAGTGCAGTTTAATGGCGTCACGAATGACGATGGCACGGCATTGTACCTTCCGTTCACGGCAGCCCCCCATGACCCGGCAGACTACGGTAAGCAGCTTTACGCTGACCTGGTGTCCGGTAAATACGGCCCCGTCACGCCGTTTACCGTCACGGATGGAATGATTCAGGATGCCAGAGCGGCAAAACACGCTGAAATCAATAGCTGGCGGGATACACAGGAAAACGGGAACTACCTGTTTAACTATAACGGTCACAAATGGGATTACGGCAAGACCACGCAGGACAGAATGAGTATTTCACTGGCGATGGCAAAACGTAATTCGCTTCCGGCAGGTTTTGCCTGGACGGATGGCGATAATAACATCGTGCCGATGGATAACGTCGGGCTGATAGCGCTGGCCGCCGCGATTGAGCAGGCGATGTTTGAGAAGGGAATGCAGATAAACCAGCGCCAGTTACAGATGAAGGCGGAACTGGGAGCCCTGACAACGCTGAATGCTGTACGTAACTACCGGGTGGACTGGCAGGATGCGACAGATACGTTAACCGAAGCCGGGAAATAACCGGGGTGTTTGTGAGGAAAGGTGATGGCAACCACAGAAAAGATAATTGGCCGGCAGTGGCAGCAGATAACGGACAGTATGCAGACGGCACTTATACAGATAGTTGGTTCAGCGGACGTGTGCGACAGCCCGGGAAAACCAGGGGAGGACCATCCGGCGCACAGTTTCAGTAACACGACACTGTCTGTTACGCCACCAACCATGTTGTGGGTGCGTTCGTCGTGGTTTGAAGGTAGCGTTCGTATTGTTGTGTCATGAGGAGGAGAAATGATTATTACAGGACAGGGATTATCTTTCGGATGCGGTATGACGAATACTGCCTCTCCCTTATCAGTAGCAAAAACGGATTACTGGTACGTCCTCCCGGTCACGGGCCAGTCTAACGGCATGGCGTATGGTGAGGGACTGCCACTCCCCGCCACGCTGGATGCGCCGCATCCGCGCATTAAGCAACTGGCCAGGCGCTCAACAGTGACGCCGGGCGGTGAAGCCTGTCACTATAACGACATTATCCCGCTTGACCACTGCCCGCACGATGTGCAGGACATGAGCCGGATGAATCACCCCCATGCCGACCTGTCAAAGGGGGAATATGGTACAGTAGCGCAGGCCGTGCATATCGCAAAAAAGCTGCTGCCGTATATCCCCGGTAATGCCGGTATTCTCATTGTCCCGTGCTGCCGTGGCGGCTCGGCGTTTACACAGGGCGCTGACGGCGCGTACAACGCCGCCAGCGGGGCCACGGAAGCCTCTTCCCGATGGGGCGTGGGTAAACCGCTGTACCATGACCTGACTGACAGAACCAAAGCCGCACTGGATTCGAACCCGAAAAACGTCCTGCTGGCCGTCGTCTGGATGCAGGGTGAGTTTGATATGGCATCCGCCGGCTATGCACAACAGCCTGCGCTGTTTGCTGCTATGGTGAAGCAGTTCCGTAGTGACCTGGCAGACCATGCGGCACAGTGCCCGGATTTTAATGCTGCCAGCGTGCCGTGGATTTGCGGGGACACGACGTACTACTGGAAAAACACGTACCCCACGCAGTACGACGTGGTGTACGGCTCGTATAAAAACAGCACGGAGCCGGGCGTACATTTTGTGCCGTTCATGGTGGATGAAAACGGCATGAACACACCGACCAACGAACCGGCGGAAGACCCGGATATTCCGGCGGCACATTATTACGGTTCAGCCTCGCGGACGAACGGCAATATGGTCTCCTCCCTGCGCGGGAGTCATTTCAGCTCATGGGCACGCCGCAATATTATTCCGGAACGGCTGGCATCAGCCATACTGCTGTATGCCGGGCGTAAAACCCTGCTGGCCGCACCGTCAGGTAATTCACAGCCTCAACAGCAGACGCCGGGAGGTAGCACGGCTGGCGGAACTCTGAACTATTCTCCACAGACCGATGAGATGGGCTATAACGGTCGGCGCGGTGACGGTACTCTGACCGCCCAGGGGTGGACGACTGCCACAGGCGCAGCGTTCAGCCCGGTTGCCAGCCCGGATAATAAAGGCGGGTATGTGCTGGATATCGTCAAGAGCGCCGGTAAGTCGTGGACTGTCAGCCAGCCAGTTGCCGGGGGTATTGACCTGGTGAAATTCGGGGGCCGGTTAACCGCAAAATTCAGGCTGACCACAGCACTTGCCAGTAATCAGTATGCTTTTGCGTTTTATCTGATACTTCCTGAGGCCAGTGTTCCGGCGGATATCACATTTGCCGGAAAAACAGATGGCGGGAACCCGGCAGTCATGTCGTTTTTTATCCAGACAGACGCGACCAGTATAAACCTGATGCAGCATAAAAAAGTGAACACGAAACTGGGGACGTTTGGCGCTTATGACCAGAAGTGGCACACGCTGGAAATTGTTTTTCCGGGTAACAACAGCGTGAATGTGACGCCAGTTCTGGATGGGGTAACAGGGCCGGCATTTGATTTGTCTTACAGTCCTGCAAACCCGGCAACCGACACCCTTTTACTGACCAGCATCACCAGCGGCACAACGTATGGCGTACAACTGGAGGCGTTCAGCGTTCAGGTCTTCCGGGATGATGGTACTGTTATCCTGGCGGATACTGACGCGTCCAGTTACGTATATTTCCCGGTTAACCACAACGGCGGCAAAGTTATCATTCCGGATGCGGCCATCACAGCGGGTAATACCGTACAGATAGTGGCAGACCATGCCGGGACGATAGCAATCCAGCCCGCGAGCAGTAATGTACTGGTTAACGGCCTGCCATCAGCCACCACCACCGACGCCAGTCTTACGCTGGTACAGCAGGGAAGCGACGGTAAAACCTGGGGGGTTGCGTAAAAAAAACGGGCGGCCCCATCACGGGAAAACCGCCCAACAATTGCTTGCAGCTTACATTTATTTATAGGTAATTTTTTTATCCTGCCAACAAAGCGTTGGCCAGGCTTCTTATTTCACCCGCAGGCAGATGATGTCAATGAGTAAATTCACCACCCCCGCTATTCTGGAGATGCTGGAGCACTACAGATGGCGCGTGTATGAATCGTTTGAGTTTTACCTGAGCGATGACAACAGCGATGTTATTAAGGTGCCAGCCGGTTTCATTACCGACCTCGCCAGCGTGCCGCGCATCTTCTGGACGTTCATGCCGCCAGACGGCAAATACGCCAAAGCGGCCATAATCCACGATTACCTGTACGACAACGCACTGCGCACAAAGAAAGAGGCCGACAAAATCTTCCTCGACGGGATGACGGTGCTCGGCGTGCCGAAGTGGAAACGCACAGTTATGTACCAGGCTGTGCGACTGTTCGGACGGGGAATGTACGGGAAAGAGCAAAATACTGTCATTGATGGCAACGGATGA